CCACGATGAGGTGGAGGCCGGCCGGGCGACGCGGATCGCCATCGTGGGCCAGGGCGAAGACGATATCCGCACGGTCATGATCGAAGGCCAGAGCGGCTTCCTTGAGACCGCTCGCTCATGGAACCGGCACAAATATTCGCCGAGCGTCGGGGGCGGCCAGTTGACCTGGCCCAACGGCGCCGTGGGCTTCATCTACTCGGCCGAGGATCCCGAGTCGCTGCGGGGTCCCCAGTTCGATCTCGCGTGGTTTGACGAGCCTATGGCCGTGCCGGCGGTCAAACGCCAGAAGACGGTGATGAACCTGCGGATGGGCCTGCGGCTCGGCAAGAACCCCCGGATCGTCTACTCGACGACGCCCAAGCCCCACCAATGGCTGCGCGAGATGATGGCGCAGGCCGGCCAGCCGGCGAAGCGCCTTCTCCTGACCCAGGGCTCGACCTATGAGAACGCGGAAAATCTCGCGGACTCGTTCATTGAGGGCATCCGCGAGGACTATGAGGGCACTCGCCTCGGCGACCAGGAACTGCACGGCAAGCTCCTCGGCCTTGAGGAAGGTGCCCTGTGGGATACCGACATGCTCAATCGGCAGCGGATTCTGTGCGAGGAAACCGATGATGGCGAGTGGCCGACGCAGTTGCTCGTCTCGTTCTGCAATAGCTGCGACAAGGTCGTGGTCGCGGTCGATCCGAACATGCGGACCAATGGGACTGCCCACGCCGCCGGGATCGTCGTCGTGGCGATCAAGGACGGCAAATTCTATGTCATATGCGACAGGAGCACCAAGGGCGGCCCGTCCAAATGGTCGCAGGCCGCGGTAAACGCCGCGTTGGACTTCGGCGCGAACGAGATCGTCGCGGAGTCCAACCAGGGCGGCGAGATGGTCAGAATGGTCATCCAGCAGGTGCTGAACGAGCGCGAGTTGAGCGTCCCGATCCACCTCACATTCGCGAGCAAGGGCAAGCAGCGGCGCGCCGAGCCGGTCGCGACGCGCTATGAGCGCGGGCAGGTCTTCCACCTTGGGCCGGCCGGGACCTCGGATAAGCCGGCCCCGCTCTATAAGCTCGAAGCCCAGATGACGAACATCCACGATGGGGACGATCCCACGGGTGAGGACTTCGACCGCGCGGACGCGCTGGTTTGGGGATTGACCCGACTCGCGCGTAGGAAATCATCTGCGTCCTACTCCCCGGCCGCCGGCGGCTTCCAGACCCTTGAGGAGCTCTCGACCAATGGCCAAGACAAAATCGACCAACCTGACCTCTGGGAGCGCGCAGCCCGCTTCGTTAGCGACCCCGTCTAACTCGGTCGCCAAGCAGGATCTCGGCTATCCCCTCTATTGGAACGTCGGCTATCCGCGCGACGAGTTTATCCCGCAGCTCCAGGGCCTCGAGGGGCTGATCGAGCTCGAGCGGATGTGGAACACCGACGAGACGATCGGCTCGATGATGTGGCTGATCGAGACCACGATCACCCAGATCGATTGGAAGCACGAGCCTCAGAAGGACGGCGTCAAGAGCGACGACCCCGAGGCTGTCCGGCAGGCCGCGTTCGCCGACACGCTTCTGATCGACATGAACAAGTCCTGGCAGGACCATATCGAGGACGCGCTCTCGATGATCCCCATGGGGTTCGCGCCCTGTGAGATCGTGCTCAAGCAGCGCAAGGGAAACGACAGCCGGTTTGACGACAAGCTTTGGGGGATCGCCGGCCTGGAGCTGCGTGACCAAGCCTCGATCTTCAACTGGATTTATGACGACAAGAAGTTGGTCGCGTTCCGCCAGGTCACCTATGCCGGCGGCGCCATCATCCCGATGTGGAAGATCTGCAACTATCGGATCAAAGCGCACCTGGATCGCCCGACCGGACGGAGCCTGTTTTACAACGCCTATCGGTCCTGGCGCCTCAAGATGGCCATTCAGGACAGCGAGGCGATCGGGATCGAGCGCGACCTCTGCGGCCTGCCGACGTTTCGGATGCCGCTGGCCGATATCGAACAGGCCAGCCGGACGGTAAATGGCCAGCCGACGCCGGAGGCCCTTCAGGCGCTCGGGCGTATCTCGGCCGCCCAGAAGGCCGTGCGGGACATGCGGTTCAACCGCTCGGGCGGCTTGGTCATCCCGTCGGACACCTATGACGATGACCAGGGCAAGCCGAGCGCGATCCAGAAATACGACCTCAAGATCGTGACCACGGCGGGCCAGCGCTCGATCGACACCCGCACGGCCGTTCGGGACTATGACCGGGCCATCGCCCGAACCGCCATGATGCAGTTCCTCCAGCTGGGCGACCGGGCCGGCGGCTCTAACGGCCTCTCGGATGACCAATCGACCCTCGCGATCAACGCCCTCCAGGCCATCGCGAACAAGATCGCGGGCACGCACAACCGCTCGACGCTCCCGCTGGTCTGGCGCGTGAACGCGATGGATCCGCGCTATCTGCCGCAGCTCAAGTCCGGCAACATCACGAAGGAGGGCATGGTCCAGATCGGGGCGTTCCTCCAGGGCATCGGCAAGGCCTGGGAGCTGTTTCAAGACGATGCGCCGGCGCGCGTCGAAGTGCTCAAGCGCATCGGGATCACGACGACCGAGAAGGCCCAGACCTATGTGCCGCCGCCCACGCCCGCCCCGTTGGCTCAGCTCCCTTTGCCGTTGGGCGATCCGCCACCTAAGCCGGCTGCCAAACCTGCTCAGTCCCAAGAGGAAGAAGACAATGAAACTTCTTGATATTTTCAAGGCCAAGGCTACCGGTGACTACGGCAATGACAGTCAAGCCGGCTATGCCGACCCTGGCCTTCAGGCCGACAAGAAGCCCCGCTATCCGCTCAAGGTCGATGGCAAGCTGAACGAGGAGCGTATTCGCGCGGCCTGGAACTACATCAACAAGCCCGAGAACGCCGGTACCTACTCGCACGCCGATGCCGGCGCTATCAAGGACAGGATCGTCTCGGCCTGGAAAGACGCGATTGACCCCGCGGGGCCGCCGGCCGCGTCCAAGGATGCCGCCAAGGCCGCGATCATGCCGGCACCGGCTGACCCCGGCGTTTACGTTTACCGCCCGGTCCTGAATGCGGACTCGTGGTTCAAGTGGGGCCAGAAGATCGGGATTCCGAACCTACTCCCGGCCGCGCAGATGCACGTCTCGATCCTCTACAGCCGCACGACCGTGAACATGGTTTCCGACCTCACGATCATGACGATCATGACCGAGGCCGGGCGCTTCTGCGGGTTCGGCGGCGAGGAAAACGTCCTGGCCTTCACCTGGGACGACTGGGCGCTCAGCTGGCGGAATGACGCCTTCGTGATGGCCGGCGCCGTCTCGGACTGGCCGATCTTCCGGCCGCACATGACGCTGAGCATGGACGCAGCCGGCTTCGTGCTGACCCAGCAGATGATGGATGAGGCGCCGCAGACCGTGATCCTCGGCGCCGAAGTCTGGGGTGCGCTCAAACCGGCCGACCCCGGCGATGCGGGCGACGCCGACGACCTCACGGAGGACGTGACTGAGATAGAGCTGTCCGCCCTCCGTGGGATTTACGAGGACACAATCTCCACGCCGGAAGCCCTTGACGTTCTTTCACGCCAGACCGTCAGGAGCGCTCTTTCGTCGCAGAAGATCAGCCGCAAGTCGATCGCACACCTCGCGAACGATCCGACGCTCACGGACACGATGAAGGCCAAGATGCCCAGGGCCTGGGGCGCGCCGAAGCCGGCCAAGATCGTGCCGAAGATGACCGAGAAGACGAAATCGGTCATCGTGACCGTGAATTCCATGCCGGAGGTCGGGGGCGAGAGGATCGCAGAACTGCGGAAGTCCGGCCGCCAACGGCAGGTCTATCGCGGGTGGGCCAGCGTCTCGACCGTCAAGGGCATCCCGGTGCGCGACCTTGAGGATGAGGAGATTACGACTGAAGCCATGACAGACTTCGCCTATCTGATCATGAAAAGCCGGGCGTCCAAGATGGAGCACGCGGGCGCCGTCGTGAATGAGATTGTCGAAAGCTGCGTTTTCGACGATGACTTGCAAAAGTGCTTTGGAATCGATTTGGGATTCGAGGGGCATTTCGTCGGCATCTACGTTCCCGATCCGGTCCTTTGGGCCGAGATCTGTAAAGCGGATGACGGGGGCAGACCCTACGAGCTTTCGATCGCAGCCCGCGTTCGCGTCATGGAGATCACCTGATGGCCACCCGGATTGTCGGCGTTGAAGCCGCCCACGAGATTTCCCTGACCCGCAAGGGCATGAACCCGCACGCAACAAGGGTCATTCTCAAATCCTTCGACTCGGCCCCTTCTTCCCCCAACCCCGCCCCGCTGGAGAGCGACCCAATGGATTTCGAGATCATGAAGGCCCTCATGGGGCTCAGCGACGTGGAAAAGGCCCACGCTGGCACCCTGGACGAAACCGCCTTCAAGGCGTTCGTGATGCTGCCGGCCGCCGACCG